AAGAAAATGGTAAACCGATTTTAATACAATGGGAAGGAACGAAATTTTAATTGAATTTTGGCAATCTGAAGAGGTTAACAAAGCCTTTAGTAAGATGCACCCTATTGAATTACAAGATGACCTTAAAAGTGAAGTTTTTTTAATATTAGCTGAATTACCAGATGAGAAATTGATAATGCTTTATGATAAAAAAGAATTAAGATTTTATGTAGTAAGGATAATGTTAAACCTTGTACAAAATAGTAACAATCAGTTTTATAAAAAGTACAGAAACTTTGTTGAATATAGTGCGAATGAAGTAGCTGAAAACCATCAAGAAGATTTAACTTCCAAAGTACAATCTTCAATACAAGATTTACATTGGTATAAAAAAGAATTGTTAAGGCTTTATACAGAAGAGTTTAATTGTAACGCAAAGGCTTTGAGCAGAGATACAGGCATTCCATATATGAGTATTATTCGCACTTTAAATATCACTAAATCAGAATTAAAATCTAAAATTAGAAACAATGATTGAAATTATTACAGGAATTTGCTTTGCATTTTTCTTTACAGAGATGCACCAATTTCACAAAAAATTTAAGTTAGATTTCAGACCATTTAACTGCGTAAGTTGTTTGGCTGCTTGGACATCATTATTATTTTATTTCTTGCCTGATTTTATCAAGATGCCTTTGATGGCAATGTTTGTATCTGGGGCAATAGCACCTTTATTTGTAAAACTTTATAATCAGTTATTTTATGGAACAAAATGAATTAGACTTTTTAGAAGCCAACATAAATAATTATCATACCATAAGTCAGGCAGGGTTTGTCAGAAATATAGAATTACCTGTTTTGAATCAATATGAGGCACTATACAGAAAGTATTTGAATCCAACATACATAATGTGTAAGTATTGCAAAGATGATATATTTGGGGCATTGGAACGATTATATCAATACTATTTGGAACTTCCACAGGCAGATGTACAGAATCTTGTACAGATAGATGTACAACCTAAAAAAAGAGGCAGACCTAAAAAATGAGAATACTAGCAATAACATCTAAACACTCTGGAGTTGGATATCACAGGATAATGATGCCATTGGTACATTTGCAGAAGGAATACGCAATGGTAACAGATACTTTAAGCCACGAAATAATAGATAACAATTATGATATACTTTTAATCAATAGGGTTTTATCAAATATAAGTGTTGAAGCAGTTTGCGAATTGCGAAAGCAGTATGGTTTTAAGTTAGTAGTTGATAACGATGATTTTTGGGAATTAGATACACATCACGTTTTATATGATACCTACAAGCAGTTAGGTATTGTTGACAGAATAAAAGGATTTATACAGGAGGCTGATGTCTGCACTTGCACCCACGAAAGGTTATCAGATGAGATTTATAAGATAAATAAAAATGTACATATCCTTCCAAATGCCTTGCCTTATGGAAAGGAGCAGTTTCTGGATAACAAAGTGGAATCAGACAAGGTAAGGTTATTCTGGTCAGGTAGTGCAACACACGAACACGATTTAGCCATATTAAGAAACCCAATGAAGAGGCTTTTAGGTATGCCTGTAAAAGCAGTAATTGCAGGATATAATGAAGTAGAAAAACATTTATGGGATAGAATGATTGCTTCCTTTACCTGCTCATTAAAACTTAACCCAACTATTTACAATTATAACGAGGTTACCAAATATATGGCTGCCTATGCTGATTCTGATATAAGCCTTATACCTTTGCTTGAAACAAAGTTTACAGGGATGAAATCAAATTTGAAGGTTTTGGAAACCGCATCCAAAAAGAATCCTGCGATTGTAAGCCACGTTAACCCATATTTAAATTTACCTGTACATTATGTCAAAAAGCAATCTGATTGGTTTAAGCACATAAACGATTTGGTAAATGATGAGCAGATGCGAAAAGAATCTGGAGAGCAATTATTTGAGTATTGCAACAAGCATTTTAACTTTGATGTGATAAATACCAAAAGAAAAGACATTTATCAACAAATACTCTAATAGTGCCTGTAAGTAAGTGTAAAAACGGAAAATATAAGATTGGTAGTGGTGCTTGTATATACGACACAGAAGCAAAAGCACAAGAAGTATGGACTGCTATAAGAGTTTCAATGGCACAGAGTTATAAGGACTATCCACAGGCTGCAAGGGTTAATGCACAAAGAGCCATAAATATCAGAGACCAATACAATAGAAATTGTGGCACTCCTGTAGGATGGGCAAGAGCTAACCAACTTGCTAAAGGCGAAAATATTACTAGAGATACAATAGCTAGAATGTCTGCATTTGAAAGACATAGGGAAAATAGCAAAGGAGACCCTAAAAATGATTGCGGTGCTTTAATGTGGTTAGCTTGGGGTGGAGATGAAGGTATTGCTTGGGCAAGTAGAAAACTTAAAGAAATTGATAATGGATAATAGAAGTATTGGACTTTGTTTGTCCACTATGTTTTTAAAGGTATTTGCAGATGTAAGCACGAATGATTTTGCAATGTATGTGGCAATAGGAGCAGGAATAACAACAATAGTTTATAATATTTATAAGATATTTCACGAGTTTAAGAAATGAGGCAATTTTTCACCGAAAGCAATGATAGGTTTTCAATGAAAAGATTGTGCGGTTTTATTGCAACTCTTTCTTTGTGCGGTAAATTAATACATACTCCAACAGAGGCTTTAGTTTATGCGGTTGGTGGTTTAGCAATGGCATCACTTGGATTAACGGCAGCTGAAAAGATATTTAAGAAATATGAAGATAAGCCAACACCTGACATTAGCGGAACTGATAAGGTCTGAATCGGCTAAAAGATTGGGCATATCTAATATGCCTACACCAGAGCATATAGAAAACCTTAAACAATTAGCAGAAAATATATTTGAGCCGATTAGAAATCATTTCGGCTCACCAATTTACATTAGTTCAGGATATAGAAGTCAGGCATTGAATGCAGCAATACCTGGAAGTTCCATAAATAGTCAGCATAGCAGAGGAATGGCAATAGATATTGATATGGATGGCACAGATATAAAAAATAGTGCTATCTTTGAATATGCAAAAACTTTACCATTTGACCAACTTATCTGGGAGTTTGGAACAAAAGACAATCCTGATTGGGTGCATATAAGTTATTCTCCATTAAATAGAAAACAAATACTTTATGCAACAAAAAGAAACGGAAAAACCATTTACAACAAAGGCTAATCTTTGTGCTGAATACAGGGAGAAGTATGGGTGGGATATGCCAAGTCTAAAACTTGCAAGAATTATTTATAATGACAATAAGCTATTGTTTAAAAGTCCAGAATCAGTTAGAAGCAGTTTAAGAGCAATAGAGGGCAAGATGGGAAACAATAGAAGTGTATTAAGAAAAGAAATAGAACATAGACCATTAAACCCATATAACCTGCCTTCAAGTGATGAAACTATTTATGAGCCTTTTAAAATTAATGCAAAAAGGTTACTTGTATTGTCTGACATACATATCCCTTACCATTCTGTTAATTCGCTTACGATTGCCTTCGATTGGGCAAAAAAACAAAAACCAGATGCCATTCTTTTAAATGGAGATACATTGGATTTCTTCGGTTTAAGCAGGTATGCTAAAGACCCAAAGAAAAGAAGTTTTAGTTCAGAGTTGGAATCGTTCAAAGATTTCATTACTATATTGAAAAAGACTTTTGATGCTAAAATATATTTTAAAATGGGAAACCATTGTGAAAGGTATGAACATTATTTATGGATGAAAGCAGGTGAGTTAATAGGTGTAGAAGAGTTTAATATATCAAATATTTTAAAAGCAAGGGCAGAAGGTATTGAAGTAATTGGAGATAAGAGAATAATAAAAGCAGGTGGATTAAATATTATACACGGACACGAATATCCAGGTGCATTCAGTCCTGTAAACATAGCGAGAGGTTTATTCACGAAAGGTAAAGTTTCTGCAATGCAAGGGCATAATCACCAAACAAGTGAGCATACTGAAGCAGATATGAATGGAAAATTAACAACTACTTGGTCTGTTGGTTGTCTATGTGAATTACATCCACTTTATATGCCACTAAATAAATGGAATCACGGCTTCGCATTTGTTGAAATAGATGGTGAGGATTTTCAAGTACAGAATAAAAGAATATATAATAATAAAATACTATAATTAACACGAAGTTAGTATATTTGTAAAAACTATACTAATATGAAAAAATGTAAAAAATGTAATCAATTATTAAATCTTGAAGAATTTGCAAGACATAAAGAATGTAAAGATGGATATGGCAATACTTGTAAAAAATGTAAACTTATTTTACAAAGAAAAAAAAGAAAAGTAAATAACAATTCATATACAAAAAAATATGAAAAAACAAAAAATGGATTTTTAGTTAGGTTGTATAACAATATGAAAAATAGAATAAATGGTACACATAATAAAAGTCATTTATATGCAAATAAAGAATTAATTGATAAAAAAACATTCTATGAGTGGTCTTTAAATAATAATAAATTTCATAATTTATTTGAAGTTTGGAAAGATTCAGAATATAAAAGAGTTTTGACTCCGAGTGTAGATAGAATTGATAGTGAGTTTGGATATAAATTGGATAATATGAGATGGGTTACATTTAGTGAAAATTGTAAAAATGTTAAAAGGTAAAATTTTATGATTCCAAAAAAAGTAAACAAGATGACATTAGAGCAACAGGAAGCATTTTTATTAGAAAGGCTGATGGACTTACAAAACAAAGAACAGGTGTACAGAAGAGCATTGGCACAGGTCAGAGGTAAAACAAAAATTGAAGTGAGTGAAGTAGAACGGATGGATTTAATTGAATTAAAGGGTGGAGATTAAAGTTATATATAAAAAGTTGGGTAAGGAAAAAGTATGGGGTTTAGCAGATTCCACAGGTGTTATCTATTTAGATAGTAGGTTAAAAGGTAAGAAGCATCTTGAAATATTAATCCACGAATCATTACACTTACTTTATCCAGAGGCTGAAGAGGATGAAATAGTAAACAAAAGCATATCTTTGTGTAACATTATTTGGAATCAGAGATATAGAAGAATTGAGGATGATAAAAAAGAGCCATTGCAAGATGGTACGTTATGAAGAAACATACAAAAGTATATTTAGATTTTTTTGGTTATGTCAAAGATGATTTTATGGCTTGTGAAGTCTGTGGTGGAAGAATGGTGGACATTCATCATATTGATTGTCGGGGTATGGGTAGCAGCAAGAATAAAGATGAAATAAAAAATCTGATGGGATTGTGCAGGAGTTGTCATATCGAATATGGAGATAAAAAGCAACATATAGAATTTTTGAAGATGAAGCATTTAACATTTATAGAAAGTTATGGCAAACAAAATACATCCTACCGCAATAATTGGTGATAACGTTATTTTAGGAGATAACAATGTTATCGGTGCTTATTGTGTTATAGGCGAGATGGCAGAGCATAAGAGATGCAAAGAATTGGGTAAGGTGATAATCGGTAATAATAATGTAATTACAGGATTAGTAACAATAGACGCAGGAACAGAATTTGTTACTACTATAGGAGATAATTGTTATATAATGAAGCACTCACATATCGGACACGATGCCATTATAGGAAACGATGTAACGATTTCTTGCGGTGCAAAGATTGGTGGACATTGTATAATTGAAGATAAAGTAAACATTGGTTTAAATGCAGTCATTCATCAAAGAGTAACTATTCCGGAAAGATGTATGATAGGTGCTTCAGGATTTGTAGGTAAAAAAAGTATTTTAAGGGCAGGTTATAAATATGCAGGAGTACCTGTAAAAGAATTAGGACATAACGGATGAAAGTATTAATTGGATGTTTAGTTTATGGGGATAGACCTTTGGACATTATTCATAGGAATCTTGAGAATGCAGGATATCCATTTGAAGTTATGTTTATAGATAAGGAAGGCATTGCTAATGCTTTAAATGAATCTATCCTAAAGTATGAAAATTATGATGCAATAGGATTTTTAGCAAATGATATTGA